CAGGGACTTTAGATGTAGGTAGTATTATCATATGACTTATAGTTCTAAATTATGCAAGAATAATATTGTAAATGTTAATTATAATATTCTTCTTTGCGGTAGGCAGATTGTTCAGAAAGATTATATCTTTAAAGTCGTCATACTGATAAGTATCGCAACCAATCTGAAACTCGTCATCATAGAAAATGATGTAACTGCCATCAAAAAGCTTATATGTTTTGCCAATAATGAAGTTATACTTAGTGTAATACTTCTTATAATTGGCCAAGAAGTTTGCTGCCTTAATAAACTTGTTATTATCCTTCAGGGCAATACCATCAATAATAATATTAGGATGCTTCTTTGCGGAATCCTTCATCATACAGTGAATAAAATCATCATCTGTATTAGGAGTTATATACTTCTTCAAATAGCTATTCTTCTCGATTATATCAGAAGCAATAAGGTCATCAAGAATCTTAGAATAGTTTGTGGTAGTAGTACCGAGAAAGGAGTTATTACTAGTATTGTTATTAAAAGTATAAATAGTCTTCTTCATAATTCAGTCTTATTATTTTTTAAAATCTCATCAGACTTCTACTATATTGTTATATGCAAGATCGTTTTCGAATTCAAGAATACATGGTTTACCCGCATCTCTGTTCTTTAATATATGCAGGTAAATTTTATTTGTTACAGGTAGATGGTTTGGTCCGTACTCTTGTATATTCAATAATTCAGGTCTGTGTATAACCATTACATAGTCACTAGCCTGAAAAATAGCATCTGATGAAGATAAGTCGCTTCGCATAGGGTAATGCGACATTGGGTTATTTATTCGTTCTGAAGACTCTATATTTCGGTTCATTTGCGCAAGCTGTATAACAGATGTCAATGGTAGCTTCTTAGCTTGAATAAACACTCTTTGAAGCTCACTGATTGTCTCTATTACAGAACCAACTTGTTTTGTAAGCAGTGCATGATCGTATACGATTATAAACCGCTTATTTGTTCCTTCAACATAGGTATGATAAAAATCATATATAATACTCTTTACTTCTGAAGGAGTTCCCGGATCATCTACAAAATAGATTGGGTACTTCTTCAGCTGATTAGAAACATTGACGACTTGTCTGAAGGTATTGTCGTCTAGGTCCGTTTCCGAACTATACAAGCACGAAGTTGTTTTCCTAAGCTTATTTGAAAGCATCCTTCCTACTTGCCTAAATCCAACCATCTCTAACGAGAAAGAAAGAATAATTACATCTTCTTTTTGGTTTAGATCAATTAAATCAGATGTTAGCAAGTTCGCCATTGACGATTTGCCGCTTCCAGAAATGCCAGATATGGTCATAACGACGTTTGGTTCAACGCCTCCCATACACTGTTTGTTAAACTTTTTCCATCTCGTTTGTAAAGAGGACAAGGTATGCTCTCTTCGTCCGGCAATATAATTTATAGCTTCTTGTGCTACAACTGACATTGGCCGAATACGATTAGATAAGTTCTGTTCCATATGTTGGTGCATTATTGGTTTCTTGTTGCATTTCTATTTCAGATTCTTCCCATTGATGATCGACTAGCCACCTCCACATAGTTTTCATATATGAAAGTTTTCCTTCACGCATTTTTTTGCTTATTTCGTATTGTAGGCAGTTGTTTATATGCTCAGCCATAGTTTGACTACGACCAACATAAGTTTCGTAAAGATGTCGACATTTATGTATATTGGCTCTTAAATAGCTCTTAGACCCATCTGGTCTATTTACATAAACTGGGTACATATCATAGAATAGGTCAAAATAACCTTTTTCTGGAGTCATAAAAGCGATAAGACGCTCTGATGGCTGATATGTAATTGACTCACCTTTTGTTTTTGAGGTGATAAGTCCCTGATTAATTAAGTATGATATTTCATCGTCACTTATAAGACTGACAATTTTGTAGACGTTTTGATTGAATTTTTGATTCTTATCTAATACCATACTTAGGAATACCAACTGATTCATATTGATTTGCTCAGGTAAATCCATGAGCTTTGTATCTACTTCAATAATCATCTCTTATACTCTATGGTTAACAAGTTGGTTATGAAAATAATTCCAATTGAACGTACGATAGTTCACTAACTATTTTATTAGCTTCGTTTATATAGTACTGATAGTTTATATGTCTATCTTCAATTGGTAGGTCATCCATCTTATTTAAAATAGTTACACCAGACTTAGCCAACATATTTTCTGACTTGCCAGTTTCATCTACTTTAGATAAAAAGTAACCATTTGTGCTTGCATAATACCTATTTATACGTTGTACAGGAGTAGTACCATACAGCACTTTGAATTTCTTATTGGCTCTTTGGCACATAAGAAAATCATTTATATCTTTTTGTCGTAATATAAAATTACGGACAGGCTCCTTAGTTAAGAAATAGTTAATCACTGCTTTAGGTATAACAACTGGTGCTAGTCCTTTACCCAAAATAGGTTCAGTGATGAACATTCCTTTCTTTTCTATCAGTTTCGGGTCATTAGATTGCGAATAACCCTCTTCGACTCCGAAATAATCGTTTCCTGCGTACTGATAAAACGCTTCATAGTTATTGCTTTCAAAAGTAAGTTGTGTAATTCGCTCAATATCGGCGATAGCCTCCTGAATTGCTTCGCGATTGGCCTTCTTAGCGATATATACTACACCATCAGTATTAACCTGTACAATCTTACAGTCTAATTCCAACAAACGATCCACTAACATTAATAGTACTAACTGTCCATTAATACGTATTTTGAAGACTGAAAATGGGTCGTACATCCAACTTGTCTCTTGTTGCATTTTTCCGGTGACAGAATTAAGAGTTAATTTAAGAGCAAGATTCTTAAGTTTCTGTCCACTATGTTTTGCTTCAATACGTTCATCGTATATATGAGAGTATATCAACCAAAATGTTTCTCCAAGGTGTCGAGAAATCCATTTATACTTTATAATAAAACTGGGGTACATTGAAGTAACATCACTGTGCCCAATGAATTCGTCTTCTTTTGGACGGAATATCTTTGGAGTATGTAGCGAATGTATGCCACCTACACCAACAGAATATACCACATTCGAGAGAACAAACTTCTTCTCGTAGCCTTTGCGTTCTTTTGAATAAACAATTTGCTCTTTCATGTCATTCAGAACGTCTTGTAATATCGGATTTTTATATGAAATAAAAGGTAGAATTACATCTTTTAGAGGTATATAGTCCATTGGAGAACGCATTTCTTTGAGTTCTTTCATCTGTATACCCGTAGCCTCGCAATATTTCTTTGCAAGTATCGTTTCTCCGAACTTTACACTATCCATCGATAGCGCATCTATCCCATATTCATTTTCGATAAATAAACGTAGATCTATTTCAGCTTTTAATCTGTCCAATAATGTAGCAGTTGAATCTACGTCATTAATGTTATACTTTATCATATCGTCTATTTGTGAAGACAAAAGAGGTTTGTTAAAATCTCCTTCATATTCTTGAACGTTATGATATTGCATGGTAACTTGCATTTCTTTTAACCCAACACGCAACTTTGAGCTAAAAAGCATTGTAAGTATATCCATAGAATGAAAATAATTTGCATATTTCCATTTTTTGGCTTTATTTTCTGATCCTTCTTCTAAGTTTACTATGTAATTTGATAAATTAAATAAAGATTTACATATTTCTATATAAGTCTTATTCTTCATTATCCTATACATATCTATCATATAGTTAATAATTACATCATCATAATGATGATTATTATAACCACAAAATAGAA